CACAAAATGGGTGATGATCTTGTCATCTCCCACTCGAGGGCATTCCGTCCTCGCCTAACCCGTCGGTTGTACCAACGTGTATCGGCGAATGGGTTTAGCCCCATCCGCATCACCCTAGAAGGGTGTACGGTACCCGAGCTTGATGTTGACGGTCTCGGGGCGTCCAGAACGCTCCAAGTGCGTCTCATCAGCGTTTGGCAAAACCGAATGTCTCGGCTTAACGCTGAGGGCGAACCGGCTTTCGCCGTTCCGCACAAGGCACTTGAGCAGAGCACCTGTCCCATCGAGTTTATCGATTGGGGACTTGGCACGCACGAAATAGCCCTTGGTTAGGGGGCTGTGCGTATTACGGGATAGCGTCTGGAATTCATATCCAAGCGCAGATTCCCTGCCCAGCAGTGGTGAGGTTGGAGCGACGTTCGGGAAATAATGGATTACGTCCCGTATGAAGCTATCCATCCACCGTGCGGTCTGCCACAACCCGGCCCAATAGGCTTGGTTGCGGAATTCCACAGCGGCTATTACACCACTCGCATCCTGCCGTCTGGTAGGGAGACATTGACGGACCTTGACGATTGAAACGTCTTGGCCATCATAGTATTCCCTGCCGCAAGACTCTCTGAATCTTCCGATCCAGTAGGACTTGCTGATGTTCACCTTGTGACCAAAATCACTCAGTGCATCACAGACGGACAGCACATGATCTCTGGGGACAATGAGATCGTCCCCAAAGACACGCACCTGCTCGGAAAAACGTTTGATAAGCGTTTCCCGAGAAAGCGGGGCACTAAGCTCCCTTTCTATCCCTAGGAAGATCACGGTCAAGAAGACCATGGCTTCCACCGGGAAGCAGAGAGCTGAACCCATAGAAGCGTACTTAGCCAGGCGTAAAACACCATGGCCAGGTACATCAGCCTTTCTAGACCTTGTCGACTGGATAGCCGCAGACAAATGCGGATACCCTTCGAACATGGCTAGTACATGCTGATTCGAGACACGATCGGAAGCTTCGCTAAGATCTAGCGTAGCCAGTTCCCCGCTGAGGGAACCGGATCGAGCCATCTCCCGATTAGGGATTTGGTCATCGAAACCGATCACTCGCGAGAGGAAACCATCCTCTTTAAACGAGTCGAGGATCGAGCGGAGGAGCGACTGCTGCGCATATTGCATCGCAGCAGGCTCAACCGCAATAATCCTAGGTGACTTGAGCGTCTTAGGAACGGTGATGACCTTAACGGGCACCTCCGCTCCGGGTTCGAGGATGTCAAGCTCCTGATCCAGCTCAGTCTTAAAAGACTGGTTTGGAATCAAGAACTCTCCAGCAGGAATAACCTCCTGGAGACGAGCGGGCCAGGTTCGCAGATTCCACTTCCCATTACTGGAAAGTTTGTCTGCGACAGCGCCTGGTCCATGCTTTGGGATCAAACGACCCCAGTAGACATCTCTATCTACTTTGGCGAATAAATCGCCAAAAAGCATATCTGACATACGCTTGAAGTCGGACATATAGTCCGGATCTAGCAAATTGTCAGATACCTTGACATCCTGCTCACATTGAACATACTCCAACATCGCTCGCCTCTCGCGACGGGGGGTCACGACTTGCTGTCCGTGTACTCCCCCGTTCCTGCTGACATCACTGCCAGCAGACGGGAGGGCGATCTTGCTGAACATCAGCGTTAGCTGACGGACAGCATAGATTGCCTCGATGTCGGGGTTGTCCAATAGTGCGCCACTACAAGGGTCGAACACACGTCCAAGGAAACCCGATAGAAATACCGGGAGACCAGTAAGGCGCCCCTTCCCAAACTTAAAGGAAGGAACGTCCCAAGGGACGACGAGACCATGGTTGAGCCACTTTTGGGTAGCTTTTCCAAAGTCCGCCAGGGTTATCGCAAAAAACGACAACCCCTCGTGTTCTACCCGACCAGCGACAGTTGTTTTGTCGCGGGCGGCGCTAGTGCAACATCGTACGGCAAGTTCATCCGCCGTACAGGACCAGAGTGACGTTAGGCTTTTCACTGTCCCTCCTTTGATAGAGGTAAACAGATCCTTAGCCTACATCGCCAACAGCAGTACTACGTATACTACAGATCCAGGTAAACGCGACGCTTCGAGTCCTTTCGGGACCCAAAGTAGTCCGCCTTCCTGGCATCTACCATCTGCGCGAAGACGCGAGCGCGGTCCAAGTCCAGCTCCGTAAGGAACTGGAACGTGTCCCGCTGTGCGTCGGCGTCAACGAGAAAGTCCATAATGGAAATTCCCGAGGCGTCCAAGCACTCACCGATGGTGAAAGACCACCGGTGGTCCTCGTGCTCATACGAGCACAAGGACAAGTGCAGTCCTAACAGATGGTCACGGGGGATTACCCCGGTGGGACGACGGTTCATACCCGTTACTCCTTCCAGGGATTTCTCCCATGGTGGTTTATAGATACTGCCCTACACTAGCGGCAGAGCGAACCTACCTCTCAACAAGCCTCTTAAGCGTTTTAACGCCATCGAGAACCTGCTGAAGGGCAAGGTGTACCTCATCGGACTGGCGCTTGCCAGGCCGAATCGTGATCTGAATCACCGCGCGGTGCTTTTCGCCCGCGGGTTGATGGACCACGAATACGCTAGTGGTGTTCGCACCTACGCTAGGGGCAGACATGTCCGCCCCATAGCAAGGCTTCACCAGCTAAATACAGCGCGTTACCGATGATCACCGTAAAGACGACAAGCTTTCGCGAAATCGTCGCACGAGGATCATAATCGGTTCGCCGCCTACCAGGAGAATTATCCCGGACAGGCCGAGATGAAATTTCCGAACCTCTCTTTTGAGGGAGGTCGGGTCTGGGAGGGCCATTACGCCCTTTCCAGAATTCCATCAGCTGCTAGCTACCTTCCAGCCAGCCAACTTGCTAACCGGTCGGTCTTACGACTCGCCGGCCAGCAGCTTGCTGACCAGGAGGTCCGAAGTCGCCGAGAACTGGGTCTTAAACCCGGTATACACGGCGAGCGCCTCGGTAGGCGTGTAACCTGCCGGCGGAAGGTCAAAGACGATGTAACAAGACATCGACACTTTGACGTTTTCCGACGGCCGGAACGCATCCGGGGCGATCTTCGAGGTGTTAACCCGCAGCATCCTGCGAGTGCGCTTCCCATAGTTATGGGAAGCGATCAACTGCAGGAGGCCATCCCCACTGGTGTACTCCGACTCGTCCTCCCCCACGCTAGTGCGCGGAAGCGAGACGGCCGAAGCCGGTGCAATGGTCAGGGTCTGCGGATCTGCGAACGACATAGGCATCACTCCTAGGAGCACACATGTAGTGAACTCCCATCGGCGTTTTAACGCTGAACAAACAACCGCGATAGCTACCGAGTTACACCGATAGCTGCCGCGATGGCCGCCTGTTGGGCTGAAAAGCCATCCCAGGTTAGGCCGAACCCAAAGGGTGTTGCTTTCCGTCGCTTCTTGGTTTCACTAACCAAGGTCACAACGGAAGGTCGCGCATCCTTCGACTGAAAGTCGGTAGAATCCGCGAAAACGTACGTGTCTACAGTTTTGGAATGTTCCATTATGTAGCCGTACTTCAACACCAAGCCATCGATGGCCCAATCGGAGACATTCGAAAGAACATCTCCGGTATTAAAGAGCCAATCGGTGGCCCAACTCCAGGGCGTGAGATTCCAGATTGTTTCTGGAGTCAAGGTCAATCCAAGAAGGTGTTTAGCCTTCTGGACAGCTCCACCCAACCTATTACGGATGCTATCCGCACCCGTAGGAAGGTAATAGGTGAAGGCGCCAGAGAACCACCTTTCGGTGGTTTGTTGGCGCGACCTCAACACTCGCCCCTGGCCAATCCCAGTGATGTGGAGAGCCGCATGGTCAACCCATATATAGGGCGCCACGTTGTTCGCCACAACATTGTAGGAGTTTACTACGACCGGTTCAAACCGAAACCGTCGTCGCACAACCTTTCCCGCATCTCGCTCATATTGAGCAAGGATACGATCCGCATCAACAACTGCGGTAGCGAAATTGGTTAGATCTCGCTGAAAGGGTAGCCACCCAAATTCCACGTTAAGGAATTCATCACCTGCGCTTCTTAGAGCGTCAGTGATTCCTTCCCATGCGTGAACTGAGGATCCTATGAGACTAGGAATACCGTCTCTTAGGAGTTCCCCCAGAAAGGTGGATACATCTGCGACGGAGTTAGTGGGCTTACAGCCAGCAATAGCCTTAGTCCCCCAGTTCGCAAGCTCTGAATCAGAGCTCGGCGAGTTAGGAGGAAATGGCATATTTGATGGCTGTGTCGGTAAGACGCTGCCAACATAGACAGCGTTGTTATAAACCGACGGTGGTATAACAACCACCTGCCCAGACAAAGTCTGCACGGGGAGTGAATCCCCTTGCAAATACGACCTTGTCGTGGTGAAATCACCACCTTGATCTCCTTGGAACGTCCCCTTATGGTGACGCTTCCAAGCCGGATGGTTCTCGGACACAGTAACCTGTGTCCCTCGCCACACTGATGGGGCACCTGGATAGTTCCTCTGCGTTGTAACGCTTGGGTTCTGCCCAGGACCGACCCTCCAATATTGGAGGGTGCCACCAAAATTCCCCTTAGGGGGTATGGTGCGTTTCCTAGTTGTGGCGATTATGAACCAGAGCTCCTTAGGTCCTCCCCTCACGGGGAATCTCCACCAACAATTGGTGCACACACAGCCATAGGTCCGGATAAAGTCCGCAACCCTTAGGTATGCGTGCATACAGCAACCATAGGTGGAGGATGTTTGCACTGCGCTGGAGGGCCCTTCG